CGACTAATTTTTCATTAAATTTTTCAACCGATTCAATCATTTCTAATGCAGTCTTAACTCCATGGACAGCATGGTTAGCATCATCTAACGGAGCTCCATGTATGTGTAAACTTGCATCCCCAATAAATTTGATCAAACATCCGTCATTGTCAAATACAGGCTGGCTTATAGCAGTCATGTATTCGTTCATGATTTTAGTAAAACCTTGTACGTCTGCACCGTACTTTTCGCCTAGTCCAGTAAAGTTACGCATATCAGTCATAACTGCTGTAAGCATTTTTTCTTCGCCGCCTAATTTAATAAGTTCTGGATTTTTTTGTAATCGTTCTACAATAACAGGACTTACATAACTACCAAATTGTTTTTTAATTTGTTGTTTTTGTAAAAATTCACTTACGAACTTAATCCCATAAGCATGTAAACTAACCAATATAACCCCACAAACCAACAAAGAACTGTCAATAAGGTAAAGGTAATTGTTAAAAGCATATCTGCTACCAAAAACAGAAATAAGAATAAAACCAATAACACTAGCAAGTCCAACATAAGTCCACCTTGTTAAAAATAGTAATACTATGCCCATTACTGCTAAAGCACCGATTTCGGCATAGTCAGCCCATGCTGGTCGCTCGATAACAACTTTATTAATCATAGTGCCCATTACGGCGGCTTGTACATCTTGTGGCCATACCGATCCTAAACTAGTAGGCACAGGATTAGCAATACCAGCCGCAGTAGGTCCAACGATTACAATAGCACCACCAAAGTCTTTAGGTAAATTTGATAGTGATACTTGTTTATTCTTTTGACTCCAGTCTACCCATACACGACTTTTAGCATCTGTAGTAATGATACCAATGTCACCTGGCAATCGCATTTTGTCTACGCCAAGCGGACTTAGTTTAATTTGAAATGTTGTATTACCTGTAGCGACACGTAAGGTTTCTAAAGCAAGACCTGGATAAAGTTTATCATCTACAGCAACTACTAAAGGAAGGCGACGAGTAACACCATCAACTTCTGTCATAGTACTAATAATACCAACTCCTGCCGCGGCATTTTCTAATTGAGGAACGTTGGCAATAAGGCCAGCATAAGTTACTTCGTTTAATGCTCCAATGTTTTCCGCTCCAATTACAGCACTTCCAGGAGCACGTGGAGTATTTTTAGTTTTATTTGATGTTACACTAGTAAGTACTACTGGATACTTACTTAGAGTTTGACCCAGCGCACTATCTCCACCTGTGCGGTCTGTTTCAGACATGAGTACATCAAGTACAACAAGCCCTGCTCCGTGCGAGTATAAATCTCGTACGATTTTAGCATAGTCTGCTCTTGGTATTGGCCATCCATATTTGTCAATTGAAGCTTCATCTATATTAACAGTATATATGTTATTTTCAGTTGGTGCTTTTGATGATATGAGTGTATCGAAGTAATTTAATTTTATACTCTCGACAAATTTTGGATCTTCAATGCGAATACATAACACTATTGCTAGCGTTAAAAGTGCTGTCCATGGACTTAATAATATTTTCTTAATCATTTCATTCCACTATAATATTGAGTCGATGCTGGAGCACGGATAACAGCTTGTCTATTAGCATGTCTTGGTCTTTCAAAAATCTTAGTCCATGCCTGACTAGCCTGTGTAGGACTAGAATATTGTGATGCTCTGTATGTACGACCTTCTTTTTCATTCATTGCAAAATCAACTTGTCCTTGCCAATTTTGTTTCCAATTATTACCAAGTGCTTGAGTAAGTGCTTGGAATCTTACACCGTTGTGTGAAAATAATCCGCCGGCTGGTAAACCATTACTGTCTATCCATTGTTTGTTAGCAATAAACCCAGACTCTGCTTGTACATTAGCTAGCATGCCAGCTACTTGCTCTACGCTCATATTCCATTTTGTTCTGCAATAGTTAGCAATATCTTTCCAAGGAATAGATCCTGCCGGTTGTTGAATATTAACTTTAGGGGCAGGTGTTGATGTTGGTTTTGCAGTTGTTGGTGCCTGTGCTGTTTTTACAGGTGCTTGTGCTTGTGCTGGTTTTGCAGGAGGTAGCTGAGTAGGTTTAACTTGAGAAGTAGGAACTGGTGTTGCAGTAGCTTTAGGAACAGGTTCTCTACTATGCAATGAAGCAGGGCTAAGTTTACCCGTAGCTATTTTGGAAATCTCGTCTTCTTGCTCGATTGCGGCCGCAAATTTATCTGCTGGTGAATTAGAAGAAAGCCCTTTTTTCTGTATAAATTGCCCTAAAGGATCATCTTCTTCGTTAATTAGTTCAAATATCTTCATTCAGTATTTATCTGTGCATTAGCTCACTGACAAATTCTAAAAGTAAGGCATGATGATGCCCTTCATGCCAATGTCGACGCATCCAACTATAGCCGTCATACCAGAATTTCTCACTTTCTGGGTGGCATCCTATTAAACCTATGCGATTTTGCATAATAGCCATAGCATCGCCGTTTGCATAGGTAGCAACTGTTTCAAATTTGCTTGGATTACCTACTAAAGCACAGCCATCATACCAAAACATATTCATAGGTTTATTGCGCCATGTTATCGCTATGTTTTTAGCATGAGGTCTACGAGTATCTGTACCTGGGCGTTTTAAATATTGTACAGCATCCACACCCTCTAATATATTGAAGTAATTAGATCCTGCCCAATAGGCGCCCATACATATTCCTAAGTATCTACCGCCATGTTTTACGTATTCTTTAACTTCCCAAAGATTATGTCTAAATGATACATCAAAACTATCACTATCTCCAAACCCTCCAGGTATTGCTACCATATCTACGTGTTTGAAAAAGTTTTCTTCAACAGGATTCTTTCCAAAGATTTTAAAATTGTAACGGCCGCTTAGGGCTTTCATAATACCGTTACCGCTTTGTACACTACATTTAGGATCATGCAGAAATAGTGCAATAGTTTTTTTCATAATCTGTGTCCGTCATATATCCATGTAATTAATAGTATTAACCATAGTATTCTTAGCACATTGTCAACAACACGCTCATAGTGATCCACCCAGGTTTTCTTACTTGGTTCTTTCATTTTTTACTGCTGGTTGTTCTATTGCTGGGGGATCTATATACTTGTCCCACACTATTTGACCTGCGTTCCATCCGAACACAGTGAAGAAACCGGCCGCCGCGAAATACAATGCAAACATAATAGCCTTTCATTAACTGCTACTATTATTTATCTGATTAGTTGCCCTGTCTTACTGTAATTGTGCCGCAAGTAGTGTAGCAAGTTTGTTGTACACCGTAACTTTGTCCGCCTGTTTGAGTTAAATTAACGCTGGCAGGCGCACCAGCGTTAGTTAAGGTAATTGTTGCTGTATTAGCAACACTTCCACTTTGATTAACTACAGCACTATTACCATTGCCCACTTCTGTTACACTTACATAATGTGCGCCGGTACCTGTTTGTGTAGTTTGAATTGTATTGTTGTTACCGTTAGCTGATACGAACGCTTGTTTTTGTGTGTTATTACTCTGAGTAACACTTACACTATTGTAATTTCCAGTAACATCAATTTCAGCAAAATGTCCTTGCAAGCCACCATCGTTAGTTTGGCTGGTAGTTACAGTATTGCTAAATCCGTTGACATTTACTTTTTGATAGTTATTACCTGCACTTGTGCTATTAACATCATAAGACTGCGTAACTGTTAGATTGTTGCTTCCACCAACAAGACTCATATCAAGTTCGTTCTTACTACCGTTACCATTTCCTTGTTTAATATTGATAGTGTTGTTACCATTTTGTACTGCGGCAAACTGTGTATTAACACCGCCAATTAAATTATGCGTACCCACTTGCGTAATATTAATGATGTCATTATTACCACTCTGACGGATGTATATACCACTACCGTTAATAGCATTACCATTGAAAGCATTGATATCGTTTTGTTGCCCGGTGGTTGTTCCGCCACTACTACCTGTAATAGTTGAACTAATTAGCGTAGCACTACCATTGTTAGCAGTAGTAGTTGTACCATCACTCCAAGTTGTAATAGTTACAGGTTGACTGTATGTATTAACAGTTGCACCATTTGTTGAAGTTGTAGTAATCACACTATTACTTGTACTTACTACGGTAGGAGCAACTGCGCCGCCAGTACCGCCAGTTTGTCCAGCCGATAATGGTGTAGCACTCATTCCGCCTGATAGTGTGTTTGTAGCTGTTGCTGAAGGACTAGCAGTACCTGTGAATGTAGCACCTTGTCCTGTTAAACCTACGTTGCCACTTAATAATGTTACGTTTAATGTACTATTGGTAAAAAATAAAAATATATGTCCTGAACTATCAACACCTTCAACTAGTATACGTCCTGTTCCTAGGGCTGTAAATGTACCATCTGCATTAACTAAAATCATAGTCCATGGATATGTTGAACTGTCGCCACCTGTGTTAGGAATAAATGTAATATATTGTGTAGCACCAATAGTTAGGCGACTACCTGTTTCGTAAGTTACGCCTGGCAAGGTGCTGTAGACTTGGCAAGTTGTTGTATTCATACAAGCATTAACGTTCCACTGTGTATCTGCTACTTGACTAGGGCCAAAATGTACTCCGGTGAACGCTGAACTTGATAGAGCATTCTGTGATGTACTTGTACTAGTAGTTGTAGTGCCATCACTCCAGTGGGTCGTGGTTGTAGTTGTAGTTAACACCACTTGCTGATTGCCTATGATAACAGTACTATTTGAGTTAGCAGAACTTGTACTAGTTACTGTAGGTGCTCCACCTGTTCCCTGTGTTTGCGCTGGAGTCGCCATTACTGTAAACCCCGCGGTACTTACAGGAGTACAACTAAACAACGTAGAGCCGTTAGCACACGAACCAAAATATGTTCCTACTTCGATTGAAGGATTTTGAGACGGATCAGTACCTAATAAACTAAAACTAATATTGTATGTTGAACCTGCAGTTACACTAAGACCTTGATAGATACCATCATAACTACCAACAGCCCCGTCATACCATTGATAAGGACTCCAGCTACCAGCCGCATATGGGACTGCACCAGTTTGATACCATACACCCCAATCGGCAGGGGCTTGTATACCTACACTAGATACAGTTCCACCATATTGTAAATTTCCATTTAGCAGTAAGTTAGTTGTTGAATTGCTTAATGTTACTTTAGGAGCGGTAAATGTCCACCATCCAGGATCTTGTCTAAATGCAAAACCAACATAGTCTAATCCGGTTGTTGTAGGAGTAAAACTATAATTGTATGTTTGTATATTACCAACATTAGTATATGATAACACACTTCCCAAATAGCCGGTGGGTAAATCGCCAGAGAACGCATACTGACTATACCCAGTTAAATGAATCATTAGTAATGAAAAGAATATTGTAAGAAAACGTTTCATATTAATTCTGCTTTAGTGTAATAATAGTATTGCCGCCAGCATTGATACGGTTCTTAATATTCACGCCATCTGCTTGTTGAATAAAAGTTGTTGTATTTTGATCTTTGGGTACACTGATACAAGCTACGTTACTACTGCCGTCTGGGCGACATAGTGTTGCTGTTGTAGGTGTTACTTCTTTAGTTACTAAACTGGCTTTAAACCAATCTGGAAATAATTGTGCCTGTGGATTTAGTTGATTACTCAACAGAGCCGCGGCTTCTTGTTGCAACTGTTGGCTTAAAATATTGAAAATATCTTCTAAGAAGTATTGTTGTAGTAGTGGTTTAGCTAATGGGTTATCCCAAACTGGGCCTTCTTTATCAAATTCGTTTTGTAAAAAGTTTTGTTGTAGATAATTTACAGCTAACATATCACCTACCTGTAGTACTCTAGTCTGAGATTCTATCTTATCTTTCTTGTTTAATTCTGACGGTGGACTAACAATCAATAAATTATTAATGGTATCTAGTGATAATTTTAATACAGCGGGTTTCATTGGAGCAACTCCGCGACTTTCTACTTTAGTGCCTTGAAACGCTTTGTCTAATAGGACACTACCTGCATCATTATAAACTTCAATTTTTCCTACTTTACATTCTGCTTCAATGTCACGAATAATTTTGTTAATAGGACAGCTGGGCAACAAGATAATTGTACTAACACCAGCATCATCTACTGTTGCAGTAAAGTCAGTGCCGCGCACACCAATAGTTGCACTTGGAGTATTGATAGCTACTTTGGAGGGATCATTGTGTGCGATTGCACCACTAGCATACTTGACAGTACCGCTAGCAAACTTCATAGCTAGTTTGCCGCCTTTGCTTGATTTAGGATCATAGACAAAGTCGTCGATTACCAGTTTACTGTTTTCGTTTACTTCTACTTTTGTATCATCAGCAAATGTAATACCTACTTTGCCTTTGGTTGTGTTAATGGCGTCTGCCATTTCAACACCGGTACCCTTGGCACCAGTTAGTGTAGTTTTAGAACGTACAATAGATGGTGGTGTATCGACCTGCTCTGTTATAGTTCCTATTCCAGCGTAGGCATTTAATGTAATTAGTAACGAAAAAATTAAAACCCATAATTTCATCAATCCCTCCAGCTGAACCAGCTATACTTTTTTAGTTCTTCTAACATTAACTCTGTTGTAACTGCATTATGTCTAGCGGCCAATTCTACAAAATCTTTCCAAGCATAAGTGTATGAGTCATTACCATTACACCATTGCTGATACATCATTTGCAAGAATTGACCGTTATACATTAGTGTGCATTACTACGGATATTAAATGTGTTACTGCTACCAGTGCTTTGTACATTCACTGTTGTGTTACCAGCACTTGCATTTTGCACAATAGTTGCATTGTTGTTACTACCGTTTAATGCTAGTACAGTTGTATCAGCATAACCAGCACTAGTTTGTGCAATAGCTACGGTGTTACTTGCACCAGTGATAGTAAGGTTTACCACACCATTGTTGTTAGTAGTTGCTGTGTTACCGCTGGCTACTGCTGTTCCGCCAATACCTTGATTAATAGTTACAGAGTTAGCACCACCGCCAGTTACTGCAATAGTTTGTGTATTGCTGTTACCATTGGTAGTTGTTACAATAGTATTGTTACTGCCGCCAGCTGTTGATGCTGTGATACTGTTGTTACTACCTAAAATGTTGGCATTTAATCCAGCATAGTTACCAGCTTGAGTAACATTCAAATAGTTACTAGCACTAGTTCCAGCACCATTGTTGTTACTATCGATAGTTGCTGTAGCGTTGTTACCAGTTACACTATAATCAAATGTATTACCATTCTGCAAAGGAGAACCATTGGCAATGGTAGTTTGAATACCAAAGTTTAATGTACTACCTGTTCCAGTTTGTGTTACATTAACTGTGTTACTATCACCGTTGATTGTTGCTGGTGTAGTATTGCCGCCACCAACTCCTTGCACTCCGCGCACTACGTTGCCTGCGCCATCTTGTGTCATGTTAATTGTGCTACTACTACCAGACTGATTAATATAGATGCTATTATCAGCCGCATTCGCCAATGTTGCCATTGCAGACAACACAAGCATTGCAGTTACTTTTCTCGACAAACTGCCAGCGCCTTTTTTACTTTGAACCATATTGTTCTAGTGCCAAATTTCTAATCTCTGGCACTGCTCCTGGGACCTAAGTCCTCTTGTTATTTTTTGGTTACTGCTTTTACCTCGTCTGTTAAATCATTTTCTTGGACATATCCGCCATGTCCATTATCGTCTTTAGCAAACCACCATCCCTCATCTTTTCTCTTAACATTTAAACGTGTACCTTCTTTCAACTGCCAGCGTTTTTGCGCACCTGACTCAGGTTTTGCATACAAATAGGCCGCCGATTTAAGATACTTTATTTCCTCAGCAGGTGGTGGGTCATTTTTAGTTACAACTGGAGGAGCTATGCCTTCTTTCACTGCCATATCTTCGGCCACTTTTGGTTGTGGTTTAGGTGCTTCAGCTACTATAGGCGCCGCTTCTTCAATTTTATTCAACACTACTGGCTTAGGTGGTTCTCTAAAGTCCCACACAGCCTTGCGTTGTCCTTCTTTAATTAACTCAACTACTGCGGCTTCAACAGTTGCTTTAACTGCTAAGGTACCGGGTTCGTTAATAGTTAATCCAGTTTCTCCTTCAAAGGCTTGTGTGCCATCGTTGAAGAATTTCAACATAGCAAAACTATCTGCTGTACTGTATACAGTCTTTGTAACTGATACAGTTGCCAGCACTTTACCAGTGTTTACGCTAACAGCACGTAGACTAATGGTAACGATATCTTTGCTATATTGAGTCTGTGGACCAATGCCTAACCAACGGTATGCGGCACCGCCACTCTCGCTCGAACTATCGTAGCCGATGATGCCGCCTTCAATAATAATGCCTGCAAACTGCAATGGCATCAACTGTTTGGCATTTGGGCCTTCATACATATCACGCATTTGCTTGATAATAGTACGTTCTTTAATTAAATTATCAATGTTAACACGTTCAACAACATCAAACCATGTGCCGTGTCCAACATCTTGTAGTGCGCTGATTAAGAATGGTTCAGCACCTTGTGTGACTGCTGTTGAGAAGCTAGCATAAGAGCTAACTGCTTTACGCTGTCCAGTTTGATCTTTAAAACTGTATACTGCTACTGTGACTTTTGGACCATTAGGTAATGGTACTGTGTCGAATTCTTTTTGTAGTTTACGTTCTGCAACTTCTGGCTTGTACTCTACACCCATCTTTTGTGTTATTGCACAACCGCTTAAAGCTGAAATGATGGCTAGGGCAATTAATCCTTTTTTCATTTTAATGTCCGGTCATGTTAAAGGAACCAGTCGGCACAGTAATAGTACTAGAACCACTAGGTTGTGTAACTTGCATTACAATATTAGATCCTGCCCAGTACCAACTAATACTAGTATTAGCATCAAATTGGAATGAACAAGCCGCGCTACTTACGCAAGTACTTGAACTACCGCTAAACATAGCAGTGGCAGTATTTTGACTAATTTGTGCGTAGATGCGTGATTCTAAGTTTGTTAAAAACTGATTAATAGGAGTATTAGCCGCGTCTGCTTTTGCCTGCTGTGCGGCGGCCTGTACTGCTTGATTAATTGTTTGTTGACGAGTATATTGCTCGTTTTCGATAGTTAGTACGTATGTACCGTATCCGTTGCCGTTAAATGCTGGACTTTTAAATGTAAAGTCGTTTAAAGGTGCCGCCATCGTTAGTGATGGCAACAATGACAATGCTACTAATAGCTTTTTCGACATGGTATTCGCTCCCACTAAGTCTTCGTATTATTTACGTAGAGGAACGAAAGTATAATATATGCTGTTTTCTTAATCTAGATTAAGAAAATGTTACATTTCTTCGTCGTTATCAAACTCGTCTTGACCTACAGTTGTCAATGGTTTAGCTGTTTTGCGTTTTTGTTGCATTCCAGGAACATTTACTTGTGTAGCCATATGGCTTAATGCATCTGGTTGTCCGTTAGTATTATTAGGCACAATTTTATTATCTCGGTTTTGTTGTGTTTGCTGATGATGTTGCTGTTGAGCTGGTTGATGTTGCTGTTGATTTTGTTGATGTTGGCTTTGACGTTCTAATTGAGTTTCGATGTCGGCAATCTTTTTCAATAAGTTGCCCATGCCAACTCTATTTCTAACATTGAAAGATTTAGTTAATTGTGATCTAAGTTCAATCAATTTACTATCAGCATCTTTTCTGCTAGGCACATATTTTTTAGCAACTGCACCTTGCGGGAAACCATAAATTGCTATACCGAACCCTTCTGTGCCTCCAGTTTCAACAACGTACAATGATAATTCTTCTAATGCTTCTTTAAACTCTGGTCCGAAACTTAACTCACTAAATGCTTTCTTACCATCAGGATCTAAAATTACCATTTCTACCCCTGGCTCATTTCTAGTCAAGTGATACATTAAACCTTTATAGACGTCTTGAATAAAATCGGATTCGCTTTTACTTGCTCTTGCTTTTACTTGACGTAATGCATTAGCATAGGCCATTTGGAATCCATTTTCGTAATTGTGTTGTTTTTGTTGTTTAGCTTCATCACCTTTTGTACTAACATCGTAAAAATATGATCGTAAGTTATCAGGCAACACAATTCCTAATGTAGTAGAAAAGAATTCATTGATGTTTTCAAAATTATGGCCGCCTACTTGACCAAATTGTGCAACATCGCCTGCCTTAACACTTAACAATCGTTTAGCACTTTCTCTACCATTGATTAAAATCTTAAGATCTACTTTTGTGGAAGTTTGATTCTCTTTATCTCCGCCATCACTAAGTACATCGACTTTGTTATTCTTAGGAGCTTGTTTAGCTTCTTCAACTGCACTCAATACACGCTTTGAAGTATTTGCATACTCTACAGATGCACGTAGTCTTCGATCAAACAATGCGATAGTTTTATCATCAACACCGTAGTCTTTTAAAGATTTATTTCGACTATCTTTGCCAACCCATGCATAAAATGCCTTCTTATCCATGAATGGAATAGATACTCTAAAGAATAAAACATCCTTACCTGCTTTAGCCTGATAGACTCCCCTATTTTCAGCTAACTGTTGTGCAACTTGCATAACCATCTGTTCAGTTACAAGTTTACCCTGATGTATAAACTTGGCCGCAACTGCACTACCTAGAATTGCTTCAGAAACGTTACCCATGTTAACCTTTAATTGGCCGGTAACTTTTTCGTCTTTCCATATGTTGTTAAGTCTTACGTCTTTAACAACTTCTTTAGTGAATTCTCCACGATCTTCATCGTAAACTTGTACATCAAATGTTACAGCATTAAGTGTATCATTTTTAAGTGCATGACTAAATTGTGTAGCAACATTTTTAGGATTGAGCACTTTCCCTTGAAAGTTTCTTCCGGCTTCAGCTGGTCGAGTTTTTGTTTTTGAACGAGAGCCGACGTTGAAAGAATACACCATCTGTTCTTGAATACCCTCAAGAAAAGATTCGTAGTATTTTGATTTTTTCCAATCGTTATCGGCACCACTGGTTTTCATTAATATTTCATTAATGATTCTAGTAGAAGGGTTGATAATGTCAAGTACACGCATAGTATAATATTTATGCGATGTTAGGGAAGAGGCAATCCTGTATGAAAACACGCACATCTTCCTCGTTTAAGCCTAAACTAGCCATAACCTTAGGTGTATGCGGGTTTTGTTTTTGATTATCGCAGTAATAGTTTTGAAATACTGTAGTATCAACTACACGATTATTAGTTTCGCCTACTGTTTCTAGGTAATGATTTACTAGAATGTGGGCTAAACTGCTAATCTGTGCTAGTTCGCTGTCATTGCTAACGTTGCCTGCGGCTACCATATGCTGGCTAAAAATACGTTTAGCCCAGTCGGGTAGTTCACGCTTTTTGAACCATTCATAGCGTGATACTTCTTCGCCAAAGTAGTCTAGCATAGGATGGAACTTGTCTTCTGTAGGGCTATAGTCAATGAAACAGCCGGTCATCTTGTTTTTACCAGCAATAACATCAAATCCAAAAATAGGAGCAGGATTGTGTAAATGAGGGAAGATGCAACAATGCATCATCCAGAGCCCTTTCGTATCTCTTGCATCAACCACATCAATATGAGCACGGCGATAAAGAGTAGAACTCCATACACGATTAACCCACCCAGGTTGGTTGAATCGATCCATTTCGGGTTCAAAGATTTCAGTGCCAGTCCTGCCAAAATTAGTCTCCAATAAATGCTGAATATTTATTAGAGTATCCCAAACTTTACTCGTCGGTGTATTCAACATGATCCATCATCTGCTTAAAAAATTCTGTAGCGTACTCAAAGCATACTTTTGCTTCGTCGGCCATACTATCGTCAATTTTAGCACGGATGGCTTCCTTTAACTCTTCTGGGTTTTCAAATTTATAATAACGACCTTTGCCTGGAACACGTTTAGCAATCATTTGTCCGCCAGCTAAATCTCCCATATGGCGAACATAAATGTGTGCCATTAATTTCTTAGGATCGTCTTTAATGCTTAAAATATATTTGATATATTTGTTTGTAATAGGTAGTAGTTCTACTTCACCATCTTCGTCTTTCCATAGTTCCTGGAAATCTGCTAGGATTGCAGGGGCACGACGAATGTCTGGTAGTCCATGTAGAATTTGGTGAGGCATTGCACATACTTCTAAAATTTCATACATTGGATGTTGATTTTTTAAGTATGTAGCATAGAGCTTAGGATTGATTGTACCACTAAAGAGAATCTTTACAAACTCTTGACGCTCTGCGTTGGTGTGTGCTTCCTTAGTTAATTCTCTTAGGCTCATTCTTCTTCCAATTTAATTTGTAATGGGTGGTTGTTATTGCGAGCTAGATTAGTTGCATCAACAGCCTTAGCTTCAGCAATTTCAAAACTATAGATACCGGCGATTCCACTTCCAGTTTCATGCACTTGTAACATGATATCCTGGGCAGAGTTTTGATTGTGTTTAAAAACTTCCATTAACAACGAAATGACAAATTCCATAGGAGTACTGTCATCGTTCAACAAAATAACTTTCCAACGCTTTGGTTCTGTAATAGTTACTTTAACTTTTTCGTCTAGTTGGATATCTGTAGTTGGCATTTTTTCTCTTTCTATAAGTGGGGGAGTTGCCTCCCCCGGTTGATTATTTAATTGTAATGCTACGTGGTTGCAACGCATCTGGCACAATACGCTCGATATTGATAATCAGCATACCGTCCTTAACTTCTGCATCCTTAACTTCCATGTATTCGGCAAGTGTATAAGTTTGCTCGAAATCACGGCTAGCAAGTCCACGATGTAGATACTGAACACTTGAATCTGTTGTTTCGGCTTTTTTGCCTTTTACAATCAATTGATCTTGATCTACTTCTACTGTGATTTCAGGTTTACTGAAACCTGCGACTGCTATTTCAATAGCATATTCGCTATCACTATATTTCACGATGTTGTGTGGAGGATAGTTTCCATTTGTTGTTTGTAGGTGTTGATTGAAAATATGATCAAATCCTACTAGTGCTCTACTTAGGTTAGCTAAGTGTGCTGGGTCTATTGCTCTTAATTGCATTTTTATCTCCTTATATTAAGCAAGAATTTGTAGGCCCCGACCATCGGCACCCTACGTTTTTAATTATATTACTTCTCTTCTTTATTGTCAACTTCTGTGAAGCTAGCATCAACAGTTTGGCCTTCAGCTGATTGAGCTGGAGTTTCTGCTGTTGTTGATTCAGCGGCTTGTTTCTTAGCCATTACTGGACCAGCGGCCTCAAAGAAAGTTTGAACTGACTTATCGATTGCTTCCTTATCTTCGCCTTTGCAAGCCTCTTCGATTGATTTGACTGCATCTTCGAATTTAGTACGCTCATCTTCAGTCAATTGATCTTTATACTTGTCATAATCCTTTTTGATACTGTGTGTAGTACCTTCAGCATTATTACGAGCATTGATCAATTCTGCCTGCTTCTTGTCTGATTCTGCGTTTTCTTCTGCTTCACGAACCATGCGTTGGATCTCAGCTTCTGTTAATCCCGAATCAGATTTGATGGTAATCTTGTTTTCTTTGCCAGTGTTTTTATCTTTGGCACTTACATTCAAGATACCGTTAGCATCAATGTCTAGAGTAATTTCAACTTGTGGAACACCACGTGGTGCTGGGTCAATACCTTCTAAGTTGAATTCGCCTAGTAATTTGTTGTATCTAAACAAATCACGTTCACCTTGTGCAACTTTGACAGTTACAGCTGGTTGGTTGTCTTCTGCTGTTGAGAAAACTTGTGAGTGTTTAGTTGGGATTGTTGTGTTCTTAGCAATTAGCTTAGTAAACACACCACCCATTGTTTCAATACCTAATGTCAATGGAGTTACGTCTAACAACAATACGTCTGTCTTATCACCTGCTAACACAGCGCCTTGTACTGCGGCACCTGCGGCTACAGCTTCGTCTGGGTTAACGTCTTTACGTGGAGCCTTACCGAATAGTTTCTCAACTGCTTCTTGTACTTTAGGCATACGTGTTTGTCCACCGACTAGGATAACTTCGTCAATGTCTGCGGCTGTAACTTTAGCATCTGCCATAGCTACTTTACATGGCTCAATTGAACGAGCAATTAAGCCTTCAACCATTGCTTCAAACTTAGCACGGCTGATAGTAACGTTCATGTGTTTTGGACCACTTGCATCTGCTGTAATGTATGGCAAGTTAACGCTAGTAGATTGACTTGATGACAATTCAATCTTAGCCTTTTCTGCGGCTTCTTTCAAACGTTGCAATGCTAGCACGTCTGTTTTTAGATCCATTCCTGAATCTTTCTTAAACTCATCTACCAAGTAGTCCATGATAGCTTGGTCAAAGTCTTCACCGCCTAGGAATGTATCACCGTTTGTTGACAATACTTCGATTTGCTTGTCTCCGTCTAGGTTAGCGATTTCAATGATGGAAATATCAAATGTACCACCACCTAAGTCGTATACGGCAATTTTACGGTCTTTCTTGGATTCTTTATCAACACCATATGCTAGTGCGGCCGCTGTTGGCTCGTTAATGATACGTAGAACTTCTAAGCCAGCAATACGTCCTGCATCCTTGGTAGCTTGACGTTGACTATCGTTAAAGTAAGCTGGTACAGTAATAACTGCTTGTGTCACTTCGTGTCCAAGATAGTCTTCAGCAGTCTTTTTCATTTTGCGAAGTACTTCAGCAGACACTTGTTGTGGTGCTAGTTTTTGGTCATTCGCTTCGATCCATGCATCGCCATTGTCTGCTTTGACAATCTTGTAAGGCATCAAATCGATGTCCTTTTGCACAGCCTGTTCTTCAAACTTACGTCCAATAAGACGCTTGGCCGCGTAAATTGTGTTCTTTGGATTTGTGACTGCTTGTCGTTTTGCTGTTGCACCTACTAGGATCTCGTCCTTTGTGTATGCAATGATTGATGGTGTTGTACGTGCGCCTTCGCTATTTTCAATAACTTTTGCTACTCCATTTTCTAGGATAGCTACGCAACTGTTTGTTGTACCCAAATCGATACCGATGATTTTGCTCATAATTTTCTCCTTATAATTAAGCAAGTAAATTTGTAGGCCCTTTACGGCGCTCTACAAATTTATTTATGCCTCGTCGGTCAAATCTGCGAAAATATTTGACCATTTTTTTAGTTTTTCAATTTTTGCTATTTTTGCAGTTTCTAGTGTATCTAAATCTACAACCTGCATGTCCACTAGAATATCAATCATGGCTAGCAAGTCGCCAAGTTCTTCTTCTAAATGTCCTCTGTTAGTTTTAGGCTTTCCTGGTTTAAAATTATCTAAACCGAATCTGTGACATTTACTAATTGCCTGAATAACTTCTGCACATTCCTCTGAAAGAATGTTCATTACTTCTCTTTCTCTTTCGTTCATATTACCTCTGATTTGCAAATGGTGTTATCATCTTGCCTTCGTATGTAGTCGAAGTGCGTAATGTATTGTAGACATTCTGAACGCCTACTGCCTGATTCCATGCATCTTCTAATGCATGATGTTTTAGTACTGGTGGACGATTTGGGTTAATTCCTAAATCAAAAATAGTACGCACATCTCTAATTTGCCAAAACTGCCAAGGAATGGCTTTGCCAATCTTTTTATATACGTGTTCACAAATCATAATATCGAACACACTACCGTTGGACCAAACACGTTTTGCGCCCCAGCAAAATTTATATAATTGCTCAAAGGCATCTCTAATGTGTATGCGGTCAACTTCACTAAATGCTTCTGCTTGTGCGGCAGGATCTTGTTTACTCCACCACTCAATAGTATCGTCGTTTGTTACTAGTCCAATTTCATCACAACTATCCAAATCTACTCTAAGATAAAGAGAATCCATATCGGGCTCCTCTACATCTTTGCCAAGCGGATCGAATTTCACTGCGCCAATCGTAAGAATGGCGGCATCGGTTGATGTCGCCAGAGTTTCTAAATCGATCATAATATCTGTTTTTGCCATTTAAGTTCTTTCTTTACTAGTTAACTTAAATTATAACAGATATTATATCAAATGTCAATAGAGTTTTGGTGGTAATTGTTGGTCACGGAGTTTTTTATTCCAACGAGCTTTGGCCGCACCCTTCTTACGTTTGCGTTCAGTGGTGGGTTTTTCATAAAACTCTTTGGCACGTAAATCGTCCAATTTTTTGGAATCGTCCATTTTACGTTTGAAACGGCGTAGGGCTTGATTGATATTCTCGCCGTCTTTGACCGTTACTCCAGTGCCTCTAGTCTTCTTGTGGATCATTATCGTTATCTTCCTCTTCGGAGTCATGTATTTTTGCTACAATCCAATCCAAATCATAAATTCGATTTTTGCTGATTAGATTGTAAGGAGTTGTTTCATCTTTGGTAATATAAAAGACGTTTGGCTCGGCTAGCAAAAATGATATAAACTTGTGTGTCATAGGATCACAGTTGTCTACATCAATAATAATACCATGAGCTTGGCTTGCTACACTTAGTAACCAACTAATGTCAGTATCGTCATGGTCGTATATGAATATATTCAAGTCATCTATACTTTGACTTAAAATTGTTTGAAACTGTTCTTTAATAAAGTTGCTTGGTTGTACTAGCAAGTAACTTAGAGTATTATTGAACAATTTATCAGGTGGGGTAATTAGTGTTATTTTTCCTAAATTCATACTGTCATTCTTTTGTTAAGTTTGGACCAAAGTGCATCAGAATTCATCTGTTCTGCATTTTGTATATAGCCAATTACCTGCTCATTGTTATAGAATTTCCCTCCGAATCCTTCATCATGTACGTCTTTTTTTTTGATTCTTCGGATTCGTCGTCGATAGCAGATACTTCATCGCCTTCGTTATTAATATAAGTTTCACCACGAGCAACACGTTCTTCAACTGTGCTTTCTTCTACTTTAGCTTCTTGTTCTTTTTCTATTTCTTGGGCAAGTTGACGTTCTGCTTCTTCAATCATCTTGTTCCATTTTTCTAACTCGCTAGCTTCTTCTTCTGTAACTGGAGTATCTGGAACTTCAACATCCGGCAGGGCAAATTGTGTAACTACTGTAGGTAAAACAATTTCTTCCATCGGAACTACTGTTGATACCATTGGAGCAGGTTTTACTTCAACCTTTTCTTCTAATGGAGGAGCTTCTGGATCTGTTATTTGTTCCAATTCTTCTTTGGTTGGCTTTTCTCCAACAAAGGTATCTAATTCGGCAATAGTAGGATGTTCTTCTTCTTTTTGTTCTCTCGCCCATGCAAAAGTCATTTGGCTAGCAAGTAACATAATAACTGCTAGTGGGTCAAACACTATAACAATCATTATAATGATCCATGTTACTGCACTTTCAAGTAATGATGCATCTGGATTTGCACCGTATATGAATGCCGCAATATACTTGATAGGACCAACTTCAGCTTCCACTTTACGATTCTCTGCTCGGATTGGTGCCGACTGTTCGTTAAGATCAGCAATGACCTTTTGATTAGATTCGATATCTTTGGCAAGTGAACTGCGATCTCGTTGCTGACTTTTACGTACAGCATTGGCCTTGTCTGCTCCGCCTTCTGTGGTTGAACGAGCTAAGATTTGATCAACAGCTTCGTCCATCTGTTTAAGTTGTTTACGGTCACTTTCAATATTTTCTTTGGCTGTTTTGATCTTTTCATCATATATTGCCAATTTAGATTGAACATCACCTGACACTAAATTTTGGTCATTGTGGGCTTTTGAAAGGAATCCAAAAATGCCCATTGATGTAATAAGCATCAATACTACGACTGCTATAGTCATGTAGATTTTCATGAAACGTGGAGCACGTTCCCAATTGGCTTTTAACCAAGAGGCGCAGACAAGTTTACCAATTTCCAAAGCCGAACCCATAATCATAATGGGAATAACAGCCGCGGAAAAAATAGCGGTCAAACCTACTACAGAGTAGTAAATAGCGACCGCCGAAATTGTTAAACCAGTTAGTAAGAGTAAGTAAGCTAGTATCATCCTGTAATTATACTTGAAATAAGGACTTTTGCAAGTCCTTATTTGTTCAATTATTTTATAGCGGAGTTCCTGCTAGAGTTGTTCCAGCTAATTGCGATGTTGATACGTTAGCATAAATTTGTGCTGGCGTAGCTGGTTGAGTAATAGTAACTTTAACTTGTGAGTCACCAGTTTGAGCTGGATTCCAAACACGATAAGTTTTATACCATCCTGTTGTTCCACCAGTTGCAATAGCAGTGGTAACAATATCTGTAATTGCCAATGCTGTTGTGTTAATAGCAGTACCAGTAGAATTCAAACTATTGTAGGCTGTGTAAACTGTACCATCGCTGTTAGTAAATGTACCGTTAGCTGATGAACTTTGGCTAGCTAGATATTTGTTCCATTCGCCTAGAACAAACGCATCACGGTCAAATTCTACAGTGAAAACAACTTGTGTATTTTGTGCAGTAGCATCAGTACCGTTTGTTGCACCAGTAACAACTACGTCTAAAATACGGCAATCTGCTATGCCTGAAAGTGCTTCTACAACACGTTCCCAACGCAAGTTTCCTTGTGCTAGAAGTAACGCTTGTGCGGCGCTCATGCTACTGGTATTAGTATAGTTTGAACTATCCCAATCATATGGGTTTACGCCGCCGCCAGCTGTTCCAGTGGTTGCAAAGTTTGTATTAGTATTAACAGTAACTTGGTAAATTCCCTGAGTTAACTGATTCTTATCTTGTTGGTATCCTGATCCGGCCATTTTGCCTACTCCTGTTTATAGTATATTTAGCCCTTGGATTACTTAAACACAATTAAAGCAAGTAGTCCGGCTTGGCAAAAGAACCCAAAACCAATGGTTACAATGTTCAGAAAATCCTTCTGAATTGCGGCCTTGATAAAAAAGCAAAATAATCCTGCCCAGCTAAACAACACCAAATCCACTGGAGGCATTTTTTCAGTTAATCCTGTTAAAACTGCCAACTCTGTAGGAATCGTAGCTAGGTGTAGCAGGATCACTGCTACCCAGCCCATTGTTTCTGCACTTACATGCGGAGCATGGGTTTTGATGTTTTCAACTAGTTTGTCTAGATCGAAAAAACTAGAAAGATTTGATTTAAATTTTGAAAAAACTTCGTTTGATATCATAGTTGTCCTTAGTTGTAAAAAATGTGATGACCAATCTTAGCTACGGGTTTTTTATTCCAGCCAGGCTGGATATAATCTCCATGAAAGTATAGGGCGTTTTTCAAATCTGGAAGACGGAATCCTTCCAATAATACTTTCTTTGCTACTTCCATACTTTCTGTGTACATTGCATCATTCATTGGCTTCAATGCACTAGGTCCTTCACAATACCAACTAAATTGGCACATGACCTTTTCATAGACTACATTTTTTTGGTAGACTACTTTACAAATATCAGATGGGAATTGTCCACTTTCTGTTCTGTTAATTGTTACTTGAGCTACAGCTACTTTACCTTCAAAAGGTTCACTGCCTGCTTCATGGTATATATTACGAGCTAGACAATCTAATTGCTGTTGTCTCATTTGTGCTGTAATAGGGCTTGCCGAATCTCGGGCTTGTTTTAAATGTTCAAATTTCTTTGAAACTGCGAATTGTGCTAGTGCTAGCACACTTATCGCTACTGCTAGATTTACTAAAATTTTGATAATGCGTATCATTTTTTTCTCCTTTACGCTGGATGAGGTGTCGCTACCACCGTCATGGTTATTTTGGCTGTCGATATGTCTCCTATAAAAATTAGCCTTGCCCACTAAACTTTTAGTGGACAATATATAGTTATCCTCTGACGACGAGGGTAATATACTATTATTATGATCGGGCACTATTTATCTCCTCATTCTAGAGATATCTACTGCCTCTTCATCACTAAAAACCGGCACTGCGTTGCTTTTATGCATGGTCGCGATGCCTTTTACCTTGATACCGGTATAAACTTTGGCTGGTGCTAGCGTTGCGTTGCCGCCGCCGGTATCTTTGCTCTTAATATGAGCAGTTGTATTGCGCCCTTCTGGGATTTTCAAACTGTAACTCGAGCCCAAACTTTCGGCTGTCATTGCACGTTTGCGTTTCTTTTCTTCGAGTTCAAGACCTTGGCGTTTAAGTAGTTCTTTCCAGCTTTCTTCCAACTGTTCTGCCTTTCTTTTAGCTTCGGCACTTGCCCATTTCTTTTTGCCTTTCTTTTTGCCAGTAGTTGATAGCCACGGACCTTCTAGATGCATACTCAAAATAAATCTCCAAAAGTTATAACAATACAGCTATTATACAGTCACTTTTGGGAAATGTCAAACTCTAAAGGACTCGCCGCATCCACAGCGATCTCTTTCATTAGGATTTTGGAAATCAAACCCTTCATTAAGTCCATTGCGGACCCAGTCCATTGTTAGGCCATTTAGATATGGCTCATCTTTTAAACTTACTAGCACACAAAAATCGCCCTGTGCGTAGTTTACAACCCCTTCTTCGGCTTCATACTTATCCACATATTCTAGTACGTAAGCAAGCCCGCTACATCCGGTAGTTCTTACACCTATGCGAATACCAACACCCTTGCCTCTTTTGGCAAGATTTTGTTTAATTTTAGCTTGCGCTGTGTCTGTTACGATAATCATCGATAGCGGCCTTAATGGCATCCTCTGCTAGAATTGAACAATGTATCTTTACTGGCGGGAGAGCAAGTTCTTCAGCGATTTCGCTATTTTTGATACTACCTGCTTCGTCCAGTGTTTTTCCTTTGACCCACTCTGTAACGAGTGAACTAGAAGCGATTGCGGAACCACATCCGTATGTCTTGAAACGAGCATCTCTAATAATACCATTTTCTACCTTTATTTGTAATTTCATTACGTCACCGCAAGCTGGTGCACCGACCATGCCTGTGCCTATGCTAGGATCGTTTTTATCAAAAGATCCTACGTTACGAGGATTTTCGTAGTGGTCAATAACTTTGTCTGAATATGCCATATATGCTCCTATTATACATTATTTACGCTACTTTCGCAAGTAGGAATTATTATAGTTTTCAAATAAAAACATCCAATATGGATCTAGTGCTGAAAAATTACTAATACGTTTTGGTTTATTTTTAGCGTAGTGTGTTTCGCCAAACAGTTCATCTAACACTTCACGCATTTGCCAACGATGGGTGTTAGGATCTCCTTTGACTTTTGTAAAGGGTTCTTTGGTACTGATTGCCCAAATTTGAAAATCTTCTGTATCAAAGAATCCCAGTATATTTTTAGCAGTCGCTGGATCTATGTGCGTTCTATGTTCGTAAAGTGCAGTATACCAGTCTAGATTAAAGATACAGTACCAACGTAAGTCGGCTACAGTTTCAATTGGACGAGGACTAGATTTGATAACCGGATCTAAGAATTCTAACAGGGCAGGATCAATATTAGTTTTGTAATCTTCGTATATTGTTTCAGGAGTTCCTAATGTGTGATGAAACATGGCAGTATTGCCATTTGCAAAGAAATCATCGGTAGGTCCAAACAATTGATTACCGCACATTCCGCTTACATAGATTCCGTCAAATTCTTTAAAATTAAACTGATTGCTAGATGCAACTTTAATATTGTATTTGAATTCTTTACTAATCCTGCGATCAAACAGATCTCCGGATTCTATAATGCTGTTATATGTTCCGTAAACTCTAACTTGGTCTGGATCATTTGCATATTTTTGTAACATGAAAAGTATAAACGTACTATCTAGACCGCCACTCCACATTACATTAATAGGCTGTCCTAATGCTAACAATTCTTTAGCACGTTGTTCTGCTATTTCAAAAAAACTACGATTGTAGTTGTCTTGTCTTGCAGGAATTGGATGTAACTGACTAATATTAAGATAATGTGGTAATGAACATGTTCTATCATAAATCATGTTATGTGTATTCAATCCAAATCGTTCATACTTGTTGAACAACTCAGGAGAGTAATATTTAGATAGAAAATGCTGTAGCTGTCTTGGATTCTGTTTTAAATAGGTAGAAACGGCATGTGTATTATAATACAGAATCATCTACAACCTTAGTGCTTTTTGATTTGTTCTACAAGTCCAGGAGTAAAATAATCGGCAAATTTTGTATAAACAACTTGTGTAGCATCAGCAAAACGCTGTTGCTCTTCAGTTGACATACGAATAACTTCAATACCGTCTGCTTCTGCACGAGCTTGTGTTTGTAAAACATCATCAATGCTGATGCTACGCTCGTAACGTGCCGCGGCTTGAGCTGATTCACTTACTACTTGTTGTAGTTCTGGACTTAGTGTATTCCAGAATTCACTACCAACTAGAATGCTTGTTAGGAACAAGCTGTGTTCTGTGTGGTTAATATAATTGCTTACGCCTGCTTGGTTAAGTGCATAGATACGTGGATATGTACTTTCACCAATAGCAACATTTGCCTTACCTAAGTTTTCTGTAAGTTCTTCTAATTCCATTGGAACTACATCAGCACCTAATGTCTTGAATGTTTCAATCGCTACTGGACTAAAACTTGTACGTAGTTTTACACCACGCAAGTCCTCAATTTTGCTAACTGGTTCGTTTCCTGGAATAATACGGAAACCGCCTGAGTATGTAAATGCTAAACCTTTGATCTTTTTAGATTCTTGCAAGCTATCCAATAGCTGTTTACCAACTGCACCTTCGAACACACGAGTAGCATGGTCGTGATCTTTAAATAAGAATGGTAAATCTAATGCGAAGAAATCTTTGTTGATCTTACCCAATGTGATTGTGTAAGTTTGGCTCATTTCAATTAGGCCGTTGTCTAACAAATCTACTAGACTATGCTTGTCAACTACAACACCGTTGTTATACTTTTCTGAGTATTCGCTCATAGTCATAACTTCGATATCTAATGCACCAGGTGCTCTTGCATTTACTTCACCGGCAAATACCTTTGCGGCACGAATAAACAATTCGATTGGTTCGTGTGCTAAAACCCATTTTACGTGCTTAGTTGTCATAATCAAAACTCCAGATTTCTTTGTGGTTAACAATATCTATTTCCCGCTTCATTACGGGTACTTGCTTATTTATCAGTTCTCTAATGACTGTTTCGCTAGGTATTGCATCCTTATTTATAATGCAAGAAACGGGTATCAATAAGTTTCGATACCCGTATTCCCGGACGTTTGAATCGTAATAAAAGTAATCTTTTATAGTGTAAAGATTACGGTCTTTTCCGCTTTGTGGGAATTCATTGATTTCAATGAGATATTCATTAAGAAACGACATCTTCCTTGACCTGCTTGCCAGCATCTATTTTATTCCATACTCTTTCATGGAAGTAGTATAATACGCTGTTAACCACTAGTGCAAAACTAACAACTCCGAGCCCTACCCAAGGATTACCACTAGCAATCCACCCACCAAAGAAATTAGTAATTGTTACTAGAATTCTCCAGGTAACTACTTTGCCTAGGCTACGTGCGGCACGTTCGTAAAATTTCATTTGTATCCTTAATTAGGCACTAATGCACTTCTGTAGCAATTACAGTTAGCATCTAGGATTGCTTCCCAATGGTAACCATATGGTGCTTGTGGTGGAACAACTTGTGGCGCAGGGTAAACTGGCTGAGGCTGTACTACTACAACATCGGGCTGTCTCGGTCGAGCTAGCTCGTATCCAATTACTCCTCCAACAATACTAGGAACTACCCAACCGTATCCTGGACGATAAACATAATGTCCTCCGCCGTGATGCCATTGGGCTTGTGCCAATGATGCGAAAGATAATAATATGATTGCTAAAACTTTTTTCATTTTATTCTCCTTATTCTTTAATTATTGCACAAACACTATAATGAATTGTTAGTACTGGAAAACTAAGGCTTAAACCAAACACTTTAAGTATTGCATCAATTAGCTTGATGAATTGTGCTATGAGTAAACCTAAGAAGTTAATACAAAATAATTTCATATCGCCTAATAACTGACTAAGATCTTTCCATGCCGAATCAACAAATGGATTAAATGGAAATTCCCAGTCAAATGGTTTGCCGAATGGTGACAATGTGAAATTTTTAAGATATGCTAATATTTCTTCTGCTGTAACTACTGCTTTGTTCAAGGCCGCTTTTACAAAATCTACAATAGCATCTTGGATTGCTTTTATTGTTGGACCGCCTAATGCAATAAGCGCAACAATCTCTTCTCCGATTGCCGATAAAGCCGTGTTCCATATTGTGCTCAATGGTGGAGGGAAAGTGCCAGGGCTAGTGATGTAATCATATGCCGCTAATCCTGTTTTAATTGCATCAAAAATTAATTTTATTTTTTGTAACAATGCAGACCACAAACTTACCATTACATTTTTAACGATATTAGCAATATCAATTTGAGGAGCTTCAGAGCCACCCCAAGTTTCAAATGGAATTCCTAAAAAATTTAATAAAGACTTCAGGTCATCGATTGCAGTATGGTACAAGTTTGTAATTGCTGTAAGAAGTTTTTCATACAAGTTGTCACTAAACAAGTCACTTACGGTTAAATTTAAAATAGGTAACGATAAATCTAAATCTAATAATTTACCAACAACTGCTTCTAACGCCTTAAGTAATGCATTTAACAATTGCCATATAGGTTCTAGATAACTTTTCATTATATAATTGTAAAGTCTAGATATAGCGTCTTTGATTTGAGCGTAAGTATCGATAATACCCGAGTTAGCACAACTCATTCCCATAAATTCAAAACTAATACCAGTTACTGTGTATTCTTTTCCGTCAGGCAACGAACTGTAAACTGTATTAAACAATCCTTGCATTGTAAAGGCTTTGTTTAAGTCTACAGTCGTTGTAGCAGGAATGGATACAACATTAACAGTCATATTACTTTGATTCTTTACGAGCGTTCTTAACTGCTGTTACATCGTTGCGTGTTTCTTTGCACAACTTTGCAAGTTCTTGCAAGTGTTTACGAACACGAGTACCTGCGGCACTAACACCTTTGTCGTAAAACTTTTCGAAGTCACCTTCCATTGTTTCTACTAATTTTGTAAATTCTGCGTATTTTGACATATAATTCTCCTTATGCTAGTTTAATGCCGGTTGTTTGTTGGATGTATGTATCTGCGGCATCTTTAATAGTTGCGGCCAATACCATAATGCTATTTTTGTTAATTGTAACATCTGCATCTGGATCTGTAGTAAACAAAAATGGCACTAGTCCAATTCCATCCTTAGTAGCTGTTAAGCACAATGGCTTTTTAACCTTGACACCGAGTGGGCCATCTTCTACTAACTTAGCAACAATCTCTTCACCTGCTGTGGTTTTGATTGTTACAATTTCACCTTCTGCTATACCTTTTGAAATTAACATATTATACCTTTTCGAAATGTTTCTTGAGTTCTGTGAACCCGCCTATTAATTTATCGTCTAAAAAGATTTGCGGTACAGTTCTGGCATTAGGTACTGCTTCCAATAATTGTTCACGTGTATAATCTTTGTTAATGTTTCTTTCTTCGTATTCAATGCCTTTCATTTTGAGCAAGCCCTTAGCTTGGTCACAAAATGGGCAGGCGTTTTTACTCCATACTATTGCTTTCATATTATTCCTTTTTACTATTATAAACTAGGTAACGCATCATAATCAAGTATTTCTGACA